CGGCGTGGACTTGGTGGCCGACGCGATGGCGCGGCCAGCGTACAAGGACGCGAGCGCGCCCATCGTGCTGGGCGTGGACCCGGCGCGGTTCGGCAGCGACAGCACGGTCATCGCCGTGCGGCAGGGCCGCGATCTGGTGACGATCCGGCGGTACAAGGGGGCCGACACGATGGAGGTGGTCGGCCACGTCATCGGGGCTATCGAGGAGTTCAAGCCGGCGCTGGTGGTCATCGACGAGGGCGGGCTGGGCGCGGGCGTCGTGGACCGGCTCAAGGAGCAGCGGTACAAGGTGCGGGGGGTAAACTTTGGGAACAAGTCGAAGAACCAAGCGATGTGGGGCAACAAGCGGGCCGAGATGTGGGGCGAGCTGCGCGAATGGCTGAAGAGCGCCCACCTGCCGAGCGACCGCTACCTGCGGAGCGACCTGATTGGACCCCTCATGAAGCCCGACAGCCGGGGTACGATCTTCTTGGAGAGCAAGAAGGACATGAAGTCGCGCGGGCTCGCCTCGCCCGACGCCGCCGACGCCGTAGCGGTTACTTTCGCTTTCCCCGTCGCGCATCGGGAAGGGCGCGTTGACACGGCCCGCCCGCGCGGGTACGGTAGCATGAACGTATCCACGAGCTGGATGGGCGCCTGATGGCTAAGAAGTCCGTATCGCTATCGGTTGGTCGCGGCGAGAAGCTGCCGGCCAAACAAGGCGCGGGTCTTACAGCCAAGGGTCGCGCCAAGTACAACCGCGAGACGGGCAGCAACCTGAAGGCTCCAGCGCCCAACCCCAAGAGCGACGCTGACAAGGGGCGCAAGGCCAGCTTCTGTGCGCGGATGGGCGGCGTCGTCGCCAAGTCCAAGAACGCTGAACGGGCCAAGGCGTCAATGCGGAGATGGAACTGTGGCTAAGACGGGTCTTTATGCCAACATTCACGCCAAGAAGGCCCGCATAGCGGCTGGATCGGGCGAGAAGATGCGCAAGCCGGGCGCTAAGGGCGCTCCGACCGCCAAGGCGTTCAAAGAGTCGGCCAAAACGAGGAAAAAGTAATGCCTCTGGTCAAATCTGCGAGCCCAATGGCCTTCCGCAAGAACGTGAAGGCCGAAATGGCGGCGGGAAAGCCCCAAAAGCAGGCTGTCGCTATCGCTTACGCGACCAAACGGGCCGCCACCAAGAAATCCATGCCTAAGAAAGGCAAATAATGGCGTCCGACCGCAAAGACATGCTCGATACGATGCGGTCTAGGTTTACGCTGGCGATCTCGGCGTATTCCGACAGCCGTGAGGATGAACTGGACGACCTCCGGTTCATGGCGGGCAGCCCCGACAACAACTGGCAGTGGCCGGCGGACGTGCTGGCGACCCGTGGCTCGGTGCAAGGCCAGACGATCAACGCGCGGCCCTGCCTGACCATCAACAAGCTGCCGCAACACGTCCGGCAGGTGACGAACGAGCAGCGGCAGAACCGGCCAGCGGGCAAGGTGATACCCGCCGACGACCGCGCCGACGTCAAGATGGCCGAGATTTTCGACGGCATGGTGCGGCACATCGAGTACATCTCGGACGCCGACGTAGCCTACGACACGGCCTGCGATAACCAAGTGACGTACGGGGAAGGTTACATTCGTATCCTGACCGAATACACACGCGACGACAGCTTCGATCAGGACATCAAGATCGGGCGTATCCGCAACTCGTTCTCGGTCTACATGGACCCGACGATCCAAGACCCCTGCGGGTCGGACGCCCAGTGGTGCTTCATCACTGAGGACATCACCAAAGATGAGTACGAGCGCCAGTTCCCCGACGCCATGCCGATCTCTTCCATCCAGACGCAGGGCGTGGGCGACGCCTCGCTGGCGCAGTGGCTGGCTGAAGACACGGTGCGGATCGCGGAGTATTTCTATTACGAGTACAAGCCGACCACGCTGAACCTGTATCCGGGCAACATCACGGCGTTTGCAAAGACGCCGCAGGACGCCGCCATGCAGCAGTTGTTCGGCAAGCCGCTGCGCAGTCGGCAGGCCGACCGCCGGATCGTCAAGTGGGTCAAGACCAACGGCTACGAGGCGCTGGAGGACCGCGACTGGGCGGGCAAGTACATCCCGGTCGTGCGCGTCGTGGGCAACGAGTGGGAGGTAGACGGCCAACTGTACGTCTCCGGGCTCGTCCGCAACGCCAAGGACGCCCAGCGCATGTACAACTACTGGGTGAGCCAAGAGGCCGAGATGCTGGCCTTGGCCCCCAAAGCCCCCTTCATTGGCTACGGCGGCCAGTTTGAAGGCTACGAGATGCAGTGGAAGACGGCCAACACGACCAACTGGCCGTACCTCGAAGTGAACCCGGATGTGACCGACGGCGCGGGAAATGTCCTGCCTCTCCCGCAGCGTTCTCAGCCGCCAATGGCACAGACAGGCCTCATTCAGGCCAAGATGGGCGCCGCGGAGGACATCAAGTCCACGACCGGCCAGTACAACGCCAGCCTCGGCCAGCAGGGCAACGAACGCTCTGGCAAGGCCATCCTCGCGCGCGTGCAGGAGGGCGACACAGGCACATACCACTACGTTGACAACCTCGGCCGCGCCATCCGCCACATCACCCGCCAGCTTGTGGACATGATCCCCAAGATCTACGACACCGAGCGCATCGCGCGCATCATCGGCGTTGACGGCGAGGTCGGCATGGCCAAGATCAACCCGCAGCAGCCCGAGCCGGTCAAGCCGATCATGGACGCTGCGGGCAACGTCATCGAGAAGATCTACAACCCGACGGTCGGCACCTACGACGTCGTCATCACCACGGGCCCGAGCTACCTGACCAAGCGCCAAGAAGCCGTCGAGGCCATGGCCAACATCCTCCAGACCAGCCCGCAGTTGTGGCAGGTGGCGGGCGACCTGTTCATCAAGAACATGGACTGGCCGGGCGCGCAGGAGATGGCGGCCCGCTTCAAGAAGATCATCGACCCGAAGGTGCTGGCCGAGGACGACAAGTCGCCCGAATTGCAGGCGGCCGAACAGCAGGTCGAGGCCGTGTCGCAGCAGCTTGAGCAGGCGATGGGCCTCCTCAACAACGTGCAGTCGTCGATGGACGCGCAGGAACTGCGGATCAAGGCGTACGAAGCCGAAACCAAGCGCATTGCGGCCACGTCGGCCGGCATGTCCACCGAGCAGATCCAGGACATCGTCATGGGCACCATCGCTGCGGCGGTCGAGACGGGTGACATCTCTGGCAACCGCCCGATGATGCCGCAGATGCCGGATGACCGGGGCGCGATGGGCGCACAGGAAGAACCTGTAGAACAGATGGGACCAATGGAATGAGTAACTGCGACAAGTTCATAGGCATGCTGTTTCTGGCCCGTGACGTGACGCACTCGGCGCACCTCAACACGCGGTCTTTTGCCAAGCACAAGGCGCTGGGTAAGTTTTACCCGGAGATCGTTGATCTTGCGGACAAATTCGCCGAGATGTATCAGGGCAAGTACGGCCTGATCGGGCCGATTGCGCTGATGTCGGCGGACAAGTCCAACAATGTGCTGACGTTTCTTGAGGCGCAGGCAGAACAGATCGAGAAGACCCGGTACGACGTGGTTGACCGGGAATGTACGCCGCTTCAGAACGTCATCGACGAAATCGTCGGATTGTACTATACAACGATCTATAAGTTGAAATTCCTCGCGTAAGGATAGCTACGATGGAACTTTTGAACCCCATGTCCAAGGCCGATTACCCGGCCTATTCTGTTGCTTACACGGGTACGGCCGGTAACACTTCGACGTGGCTGCCCGGCCCGCAGGGTGTTGTTGTCTGGTCGGACCAGGCTTGCTACGTCGAGGTCGGCGTCGATGCCGTGGCAACGACCTCCAGCACGCCGATCCCGCCCTACACGCCCATCCCGTTCGTGGTGCCGATCAACTCGACGGGCGCGCCGTGGCGGGTCAGCGCCATTCAGGTGTCTACCGGCGGCACCGTCTACTGCAAGCCGATCAACAAGGCGTAATCACATGGGGTTTGCTGGCGCATTGCGGAACGGAGTTGCCATCGGTCTTGGCAGCATCATTTCGTTCTTTTCAGGTTACG